TGCGGGAAATGACAACGTGCTTTTTGATCTCAACGCCGGTGATCGCCAGAAGATCGAATGCATCCTGTTCGTCTGCGTTTGCTACGCCCTCATTGGTTGCCGCCGCATCACCCGCAGTGATTCCAGTATGACGGGGAACACCAAAGCCTTTGGTCATGCCAGACTTGGTTGCATCGTCATACATCGGGGACATGCTCTGTACAAGGTCAACGATCCTGTTCAGTGTCTCGGTCGGGACAACTGCGCCGGTGTTTGCTGTGGTGAAAGTAAATGCTCTCTGCTCAACCTCGGTCAGTTCACCAAGAAGCCTCTGACCGTCACGGGTTGCCATTTCCTTAAGCCATGCGGATCTGTATTCCGGGGAAGATGCGTTGTAGGATTCTTCCTTCTTATCTTCGTTGAAGGTGCGAACCACTGCGCCGGTGGTGATCACTCTGTCTTTGAGTGCCTTGCGCTGTTCTGCGTTCTTCTCGATCTCTGCTTTACGTGCCTCAAGTTCGTCAATCTCTGCGTTCAGCGCATCCAGATCGGCATCCGGGGCATCAATAGCGGTTCTGATCTCTTTGATTCTGTCATTTACCTGTTCCATAGACATTTCTTTGATGGTCATTGTTTAACCCTCCAGTAATCTTAACTTTGTTCTTATCTGCTGTTTCTTGCGCTCTAGACACTCCGTCTGAACCTCTCTGATCAATCCGTCAGATAAGTTCCGTGCGCTGATTTCTGTGCCATCGTTAGCAGGTATACTAACCGCTGACACATCATATAATTTAACGATCTTGGTTACGGTTCTCAGTACGGTGGTGACATTGTTTTCATAATCTTCTGTCACTGTCCTTGTATCTTCACCGACTCTGAATCCGAACGACATCTTAGTCGTATAACCGCCTTTGATCTCCTCAAAGAGTTCACGACCGATTTCTGTGCCGCCAAGATTCGCCCTTATATGCAAGCCTTTCTCATCTGGTACAACCTCAAGGGTGTTGTTCGATGTCCGGGCAAATACCCGTCCTTCATGGTTGTACTGGAAAATCACATCGTTCATGTCACATTCATCGAATGCTTTGGAATCTATCTGTTCCATAACGATGTAATCGCCCATGTTGTAAAGTTCATACGGATCGTTAAAGGTCGTTGCATAACCCTCAACGATCATTTCGTCTGAATCATCAAGCGCACGAAATTCGAATTGAATATTACGGTACTCCCGTCCGCTTGCGATCTTCTCATCAAGTTTACTCATTGGTTGTTTCCTCCGTTGCTTCATTGGCGTTTTTGTATTCGCCACGGATTATGTACGCCTGTCCTTCACCATCAGGCAGAGGCGGCAAGTTCCAGATGTCCCTTACATCATCACGGTTAAGTATTCCACGGTCGGACAACTGCGATGATACATTTAGTTTTTCCTGAGTTGACATATACTGCAAACGGTTTGCGGTTAACATAACCTCGTTACCGTTGCCCTGTTCGTTGAACGTGAACATTGCCCGTGTGAGTGCTTCTGAAAACTGGATAGCGAAAGGTTCTATTGCACCTTCATAGAACGCTTGCCACTTATCACCATACGCCTTGTTTTGCAGAACATCTTCATTGACACCGAAATAGTTGTATACGCTTGTTCTGATTTCCTCCCTTTCGGATTTATCAACCGTGTAGGCGTTCTGTTCTATCTGTCGGATGTCCGAATAGGTATTCGGGAACAGCAATATTCCTCCGTCCTCACCTTGCAGATTTTCCCGGCTGAATCTCTTTCGTTCGTTTGCAAGGTCGCTCGGTTTTGAGAAGTTGTTGACCCTTGCCATAAATCTGAACGTGTTACTGTTCTTAACCGCCTCTCTTACGCCCTGATCTTGAATAGACAACATCTGCATCGTGGGCGTTAGTGCCTGATTGCCAGAACCGAAGAAATCATCCTGATACTGAAACTTGGTCAGTATCGCACACTGTTTCAGTTCAATCGTTGCGGTCTGCCCCGATTGGAACGTGTACTGCAACCACGGTTCGCCGCCATAGTCCTTCAGTTGACACATAGAGGTCAGAACAGGATAGTACCCGGAAACCTCTTCGAACTGATCGAACACGGGAACAATGAAACAGTTCGTTGTGTTGTCCAGAATGGTCGAAACCCTGTACAAGAACTGTGACCATGTTTGCCACTCGTTCGGTGCTTTCAGCATCTTTGACTTCAGTTTCGGTTTAGCAGACCCGACAAATTCACATTTGAGTTTGCTTATATGCCTTGCACGGGCATCTATCGCCGACCTGATCAATTCAGCCTCGTACAGTTGACCGTTCCACGAGTTGAATGCCGGTGTATAAGCGGTCAATGTCTGGAAATAACCGTCATCCCGTCCCGGTTTTGGTCTGTTCCCGAAAAGTTTATCGAATAGTGACATTTTTTAATCCTCGTTTTTTAACTGTTCGCCTATTTCGCTGTGCCATTTCTGCGCCACGCAGAACGCATCTAACAGACAGGCTGTGCCGTCTATGTGGGCGTGTGGTGACAGTTTTATTAGTTTCCGTCTGTTGGTTTCTGCGTTAAGTTTTACGGCAGAATCCAACAGATGTGCCTTTAATAGGTTGTTTGTTCCTATGCGGACATTTCCGTCTTTTAGTGTTCCTTCAAATTCCTGTATAACAGGCGTGAGGTTCTCACCTTGGTAAACATCATCCATGTGAAAACCGTAATTTTTCATATCCTGTACTAAACTTTGTGCCGACCATCTATCGAACCCTATCTGTAACGGGTATATCTGATACTGTTCAACCAGATCGGTAAACCACTTATAACAATCGTGGTAATCTACGAAGTTATCCCCCGATTCAGACAAGAACCCCTGTTGCATATAAATCCTGTATGGCAACCCGTCCCGTTGTGTTGCTTCGTCAATCTTTTCCGAAGGTAGGAAAAAATGACAAAATACATAATTAATGCCGTTCTTCTGGATGACAGCACAACAGGCGGTCAGGTCGGTTGTCTGTGAAAGGTCGATACCGCCGACACAGTAGCAATCCCGGAAGTCCTCAAGTGTGAACTCATCACCGAACGCCTTTTCTACATCCTGAGACGATAACCACGCAAGCGAACTATTCTGTTTCAGACAGTTGTATTTAGTAATAAACTCCGCTTTTTTTGAAAGGGAATTTTCTGCAATTGCTATTTCCTCAAGAAGGTAATCGACCGAAACCGATACGCCCAAATTAGGGTTCGATTTCTGCAATTCTTCGATAGAGTTCCAATGCTCTATATCATCAGCAATATACAAAAACGGCAACAACCGTTTTTCTTTGCTGTCACCCATTAAAAAACGGGTTGCACGCTTCATGATTTCGTCATAGATCGAATCCGAAACATACCCCGCAGTTGAACATGAAAGAAGCATCCCTTCGGGTCTTGCGCCCATGCCGCTTTTCATGACCTCATATGTTTTTAAACCCTTGTCACCCTCCCATGATGCTATTTCATCACAGATACACAGGGACGGGTTAAAACCATCATTCTTCTTTGCGGAACTCGCAATTTTTTTCATTGTCGAGTTCGTTGCCGGTATGAAGATGTCGGAAACCCTTTTCTTCGGAAGGTCAGCGTCATCCGTAACCTTTTCATGGGTGGCGTTTCTCTTTGCCTGTATCGCCTCTTTACGCCGCTTGTATTCGGGGTCTAGTTGCATCATTGCCCATGCATTACTGTAAACAATATCCGCTTGTTCAAGTTTCGGTGCGATGTTATACACACGCCCACCGAAACCCCCGTCAACTTGAAAAACGTAGTTGGCAATGGCTGAGGCAAGTAATGATTTGCCGTTTTTTCTGGCAATGATCAACACAGTTTCACGAAACCGGCGGCGGTTGGTGTCCGGGTCACAGATCCCGAACATACACGACAACATTGCCTTTTGCCACAGTTCCAATTTTAACGGATTCGGTGCAAGTTCACCCTCAACGTGGAAACAATGCGATTCAATCCAATCGATTGCGTTGTTTGCTTTCTTCTGGTCAAGTACAAAGTCCTTGTTTTTAAGTCCCGTGACAATGTACTTGTACAATAACTGTATCCAACGCCCGGTAATAATAGAACCGTCTGTTATCTTCTGGTAATACTGAAGTATATAGTTTGCCATACGTTTATTTAGGTTGTTTTCGCTTGATTCTGTCCCGCCGTGCGGGGAAACGGATAAATGAAGG